TAGCTATTGATTTCCGCTTCTGAGGACGGGCCGAACATCCAGCGCGCCGTAGCCCCTGCCGGACCGCCGCGCGTGAAGTCCCACCAGTCGTAGATGGACAAGCCGTTTGGATCAAACACGTCGGCGTAGGAATTGCCAGTCGCTTCGCGGAGAATCTGCGTTAGCTCCCAGTCGCTCACCTTACCGCGTCCCATTTCGACAATCTTTTCTGGCGGGAGCGGAGCGCCGTCGCTCCGGCCGCCCACTCTTGCCCATTCGGGAATCTTGGTGATCGTGGACCCGCCACCTTGCGCAGGCGACGCGCCAGCAACAGGTGGAGCACCGGCAGGAGCAGGCGCACCGCCCTTGGCAGCATTGGCTGCTGCGCGTCGTTGCCGGATGGCATCCAACGTGGCTTGCGCGTCGGCAGGTGCGATGGTGCCAGCCTCTTGCTGCTTGAGCACGCCAGCGATTTCCGCCGCATCCAACGGATCAAGTTTTGGCTCCACGCCCAAGCCAGCGATTCTCTCTCGGGAGGCATTCTCTTCGCGCGCCAACTCCGCGGCAGATTTGCGATTGTCGGCGGCGATCCGTTCCTGTGACGCAAGCCCTTGCTGGGCAATCTGCGCCGTTATTTGCTTCTGCGCAAGAATCTGTTGAGCCAGCGCCTCGACCTGCTCCTTGCTTGCCTGCTTGTTTAGCTGCTGCTGAGCTGCCAGCCTAGCTGACTCAATGCTGTATCTTGATGTGGAGCTTGAGGCTTCATCTGTGCCAGCCTTCAGGTTTGCCAGCTCAAGCCGAAGCTGCTCTGTTTTCAGCTTCGCATCTGCAATTGACTGATTGTTTGTGTCTTCTGCTTTTGTTGCTTTTTTTGTTTGACTTGTATTTTCTTTTCTTGCTGTTTGAAGTTTGAATAACTCCTCAGCGGCATCTCCGATTAGCTTTACTTCCTTCTCGTCTACCACCCCCTCATCGCGAGCCTGCTTTTCAGCAAGTATTCTGGCCGACATGGCAGTTCCATAAACCTTCTCAGCTTCAGCTCTAGCTTTTAAATCTTCAATTATCTTCTGCGCTTTTGCGCTTACCTTTGACCCATCTTGCGGGATTGTGTCTTTTTTTGGTGATAGAGCATCATCTATTGTCTTTTGTGCAGACAGTAGGTTGTTATACTTTTCTTGCTCATCAGCCAGCTCACCTTTCTTGATTAGCAGGCGCTCATTTGCCGCGTCAACTGTACTTGATGAGAGATCTCCGCCAAAAGTAGAAATAGCTTTTTCAGATCTGGCGATCTCTTCTCTTGCCTTCTTTATTATTTCAGCTTGCTCTGAAATCTGCCTTCCAAGCTTAACCCTTTCTGCGCCAAGCTGAGCGGCATTCATTCTCTTTATAGCCGCAGAAACACCATCAATTGATTGTGTGTAGTCAATCGCTGTATTTTTTGAATCCTTCATTGACTGAGCCAAGTAGTAGATACCAGCTGCGGCTATTACAGCCACCCCGACCGGGCCACCAAGAAATGTCATTGCAGCGCCAAGGGCTCTGCTCGCCACAGATGCTGCTCCAGCCGCTGCGGTTGCCGCTGTGGTGGCAGCAGTTAGCGCAGCCATCCTGCTTGTCGCTGATGTTGTTGCTGCTGACACTGCTGATATAGCGGCGGCCTCCCTTGCTGATGCCGCTATCATTGCGTTTGAGTAGCTTAGGAGTTGCAATCTTATTGCTGTTCGCTCTCTTTCTGATGCCGCCAGCGCAAGTTGTGAGTGTAGTGTTTTTTGAGCTACAGCTAGGTAAGCCCTCTCTGCTGATGCTGTTGCAAGTGTTGCTTTTTCATTTATTATCTTATTTCTTGCTGCGGTAAGCTCTGCTGATGCAACGGCCTTAGCGGCATTGGCAGATTCCACATTTGCGAGTGCTGATGCGTGAGCAGCAACGGATCCCTTTGCAAATGCCGCAGCAGATGAGTAAATGGCTCCAGCCATCTTTGCACCATAAACAGTAGCAAGTACCTTACCAACAACAACAGCCTCATCTACAACTCCAGAAAGGTAGACCATCGCATCGCCGAGCGCCTCAACACCACCCTTTATGGAGTCATTAGATCCCAATGACTTTGTAAGCGCGTTTGCTGCTATTACTGATTTCTGTTCAAATGTGAACACCATGTTGCTGAATTCGTCAGATACAGACCCTGACATTTCAGCAAATGCCTTAACCATAACTGCGGTAGTTATCTTTCCTTGCTCGGCAAGAGATTTCAACTCTCCGCGAGCAACTCCCATTGATTTAGCTATGCCCTCCATAATTCTTGGTGCTTGTTCATTTACAGAGTTAAATTCTTCAGAGCGAAGCGCTCCAGCACCCAGGGCCTGCCCTAGTTGCACTATGGCGTTTGAAGCCTCGGCGGAGGTAGCACCAGAAACAGCAAATGCCTTGCTTATTGTTTCTGTTGTCTTGATAAGTTCATCTTGTGTCTTTATCACTCCCCTAGTGGCAGGTTCCAATCTAGCGTAAAGAGTTGCGATAGCGTTGATTGGAGTTGCAGTGTCTTGTGAAACCTTAAAAAGCTGCTCCTGTAGCGCCACCAGAGAAGTTCCCTCTCTGGTGTAGTTGGTTATCTTATTCGTTACGGTCTGCCACGCGTCGGCGTACTTAATTATTCTGTCAACAGCTAGGGCTCCAGATATTGAAACCATTAACCCATATGTTTTAGATAGCACTGGATTAAGGTTTGCAGCTGAGTGCTCAATCTCATCAAATGCTCTTGACGCTCTCCTTGAGCCGCTAACCAGCCTTCCAGTATCTAGGTCAACGGTATAAATCAACTCGCCTGCGCTAGTAGTCATTATTTATCCCCTTTCTTTTTCTCAATGTCGCGCATTAGCGCCATGTAGGTTTCTTTGTTCATGATGTCGCGATCTGGTTTTTTGGCATCTGGATATGCTTGGTCAATCAGGCGCTGAAAGCGGGTCATGGTTAGCTGCTCGGCCTCAGCAAGCGGCAGCTTTAACGCCGTGCGGGCAAGGTCAATGAACTCTGCCGGATTCCACTGCGGCACGTAGTCTCCACCGCCATCTGATTTCTTGGTGCCAATCATTCCGTGTTTAAGTAGTGAGCGAGCCAGCGCGATGATGTTTTCAGTTGGCATCTTGCCGACCTGGTAGAGAATCTTGGTGCCGTGGTAGTTTGGCGCGAACCCACCAAGCAGCCTGACCAGTCCTCCATCATCCTCGCCCTCATAGCACGAATACAGGATGTGAAGCGCGGCCTGCAACACTGACTTGTGCGCAAGCTCCAACAATCGAGGCATAAAGGCGCTAGGGCACTCTCGCAGCATTCCGTCATACGATGCGCCGTACAGGTCGCCGAAGACGCTCACAATCTCGCTGGGCGAGCCTATGCGCGACAGGTTTTTGAAGCTAGGGCGGAATACCCAATCTGTTACTTCGCCAGTTCCGGTGTCTATGTGCTGAATCGCGATATCGCCTGACGTGGTATCTATGTGCATGAATCCTCCTGTGATTGCATGATTTTACCACGTTGGCATTACTTGCCGTGTCGATGAAAATTACTCGTTGTACTTGCTGCGTCAGATGCTTCATCATTCAATCACACCAACAAGGAGGTCTTATGAAAGTCCTAGTAATCAACGAAATTATCCCTGAAGAAACAAACATTGCTATCGTCGACATGACTCAAGAGCTTTACGACCAGCTCAAGTGCTGCCACGGATACACTGTAAACAATGAGCATGTTATTCGAGAGGATGCAGAGAAGGCGGTTCTGGCAATAGGATACGCATTCGACACAAATCCAGATCATCTTGCTTTTTGTGAAACTGAGTTAGACAGAGTGCTGTTTATGACCTTCAAAGACATTGCTGGCACAGATGAGGCGATAGACTTGTCTGGCGTTGAAAAGATGATTCACTGTTCTTTCTTGCTTTGAGGGTTTTGTGATGGAAAATATTGATGTTTTTAAGCGTCTTGTTTTGTGTGCGGACGGTCAGCCAATCACTACATCTCGCAAGGTTGCTGATGCGTTTGGAAAGCGACACTCCGATGTGCTTCGCGCCATAGACAGGCTACAGTGCAGCGATGAATTTAACGAACGCAATTTTGCGTTTAGCTATGAAATCAATGAGTTAGCAAATGGAAAACCTGAAAGGGTTTGCAGCATGACAAAGGATGGCATGGCTTTCCTAGTAATGGGCTTCACTGGCAAGGATGCAGCAAAGTGGAAGGAGGCTTACATTTCCGCCTTCAACTGGATGGCATCCAAGTTGCAAGAGCGGCATGAGATTGACATGCTTATGCATGATTTTACTAGGCGCGATTTAGCATCAGTTTCTGATGGTTCTTTTCATGGAAGAGGTCTGGCAAAGCGAAAGGTAGATAAATCGAATCTTGCTGATGAGTTGGCTTCAATAAATAGCAGATTGCAATTGGCGCTAGAGTTGATTGAGAAATAAACAAAGGGGCGTAAAGCCCCTTTCTCATGCGTTAAGAACCGCCACCTTTAGGCCAGCCGCACCTGTAGCAGCCATTATGCGCCATTAAGTTCGTTCATTACAGTCACCTCGAAGCTAAATGTACCCCCATTATCGTAGGGTTCTCCACGTTCCCAGCTAGTGGCGATGCCGAACAGGTAGCGAGTTCCCTCCAGAAGGGTTTCGTATTTCAACCACATGTAAGGCTCACCACCCTGCGCTATTGCATCAGGAAACTCAATGGCGCTACCAAGGGCTTTAAGGTTGAATGCGGCATCATCATATGCGATACCGTCAACAGCAAGCGTCTTCTCCTTAAATAGGACTATCGCCTGCTGGTTATATTGTGGACTATCCGCCGTTGTCACATCGGCTGTGCTCCAGCTAGCCGTCTTCGTCTTGCCGCGAGTTGCACCGATGTGCAGGTATGTTTTGGCTGACACTGTAGCCAAGTTGTCATTAATGTCGTCGGCCTTAGCTAGGCTAAAAGATATCTTTGCTGCGCGGCCTGCCTTTACGCTCATATTTTAACCCTCTTTGTTTGCCAATATTCGTAAATTAATTTGGCAGTATGGCCTGCCGTCTTCGGTTCGTGCAGTGATTGAAATGTCACTCACTGGCACCATCAGGAAGTTATGGCCTTGGCTGTAACTGTCCTGCATGGCTTTGATTATACCATTTGCGCGGTCAACAACGCCGTTTGCGACTTGGTGCGCTTCAGCCTTCTGGCCGATGATGAGCAGGCGGGCGAATGGAGAGCGAAATTCACCATTAACAGGCTGGCCGCCGTCCGGTTGAATCACGATGAATCTATCGGTGGTGATGGCTGAATCTTTCCACTCGTAAGGCTGCACCTTGTAGCCAGCAACAAGGTTATTTGCAATCAGCCAGTCGCGAATGTCGCCG